GTATGATACTATCATATCAACCTTACCCGTGCTTGAGTTAGTGTTTGCTGGATCATTTATAAACCAGTACATAGTTTCTTCTCCACCATCTTCGTAAGCTCCAATACACTTTGCCTGAGAACTTAAAGGCTGACTTTCGTAAGTTAAGGTTGTTAACCTAGTATTACCTAAAGAATTTTCTACAGCACCTATTTCAGTATTTTCTGTAGATCCAAGTCTACAGTTTAAAGCATCAATATATTCACCCTGAGGAACTAATCGTTCATCAACGCTTTTATTCATCCTTCCTTTTATAAAATTTCTTGTAAACTGTGGCATATTATTTTAACCATTTATCTTGACCCCTAAGATTCATTAACAATCTTCCTGGATGTATGTTACTTAATCTTATTTTTGCGTTTCTCAATAAAGCTGTTTTTTCTTTCTTAGCTCTATTGATTATGTATTCTTGAACGCCGTATTTACTGGTTAATATAGCATATTTAATATAGGCGTAGATAAAATCTTCAAACAATTTATTTAAATTAATCTCTGAGTCTACACCATTTTCCATACCATCTGAAACATACTCTAAAATAACTAGTTTATCTGAAACTCCAGAACTAAAGTTAATTACTCCAGAAGCTTTGTTTATTTTAAAGGTAGGATTAGAATTTGCAGTCTCTGTATTAAGCCCATAACGTTGACCCACGCTATAATCAAAGAACCAAGCACCATCTACATTGTAACCCATATTACCATCCTGACTGCTATTTGAGTTTAAGTAAAGACTTTTTTTACTTCCAGAAATTCTATCCATATCTATAGTAGAGTTTTCTGGTTTTAATATGTTTCCAAACTCATCGAATAGTATTTTACAATCATTATCTTGTAAATAAGAACTACTCCAATTTGTTTGTATGTTTTCAGTCAATGGCATTAATACACCATTTTGATATATAGAAACCCTTACCCAGTTAACGTAATCAGGAGGCAATACATACCTTAGCTGATCACAAACACTAAGTTCTAATATCTTAATCTCTTTCATTGCATCGTAATTCAATTCTTGAATACCTCGTTTTGCGTGAAATAAAATATTATATTTTTCTACGTTATTAATTAGCTTGTCATTGCCAACATACATTAGCATAAAGTTAGTTACTATATCGTCTAGCGATACAAATTGATAGGAACCCCAGTTTGAATTCGTAGGGTTTGTCCCTTCGTTTTCATAATATTGATAATCTGTTATATATGACATAGCTTATGATTGTTGTTGGTTATCTTCTTGTTCTTGCATATTACCAAAAACAGCAATATCATTCTCTCTAATAGATACACCAGCATATTGTAATATCTTATTTACTAAGTTAGGCTCATCAGAATCAGGTAATTCAAAATCCTGATAATCTGCCGCTCCCTCATCAAATACTGGCTCTCCGCCCGCTAAAGAACTATAAGTCCAATTAGGATCCAAAGGATACCTTATGTATTGTGATAAAACCTTTCCTGATCCAATTATTGTATCTGGATATACTGTAATGGTATTACCAGTTGATACACTATTACCCCCACCTAAAACATAGGCTGGATAAGTTATGTTTGGAGATGTTAAAGGAGATGAATTTAAATAGAATATTTTATTTTGAGAAACTCTTTCGATTTCTTTAATACCAGTTGTACTTACAATTGTGTAAGAATTACCAACAGTAGCAGCGCTACCAAATGGATTGTTAGATAACGTTAATTGAGTCTCTGAATCTACACTAACTACATAAGCTCCAAATCCAGAAGACACGCTAGTTAAAGTAGTGTTAGTTACAAACTGCCCTGGCAGTACAGTACCAGTTGCTACAAATGTTGCATTAGCATCTGTTAACGTGTTTACTCCACCCGCCGTAGTAGTTGAAGAAAATATTGCGTTAGGATAGTAATTTATTTTATTAATTAAATAGTAGTTTTCTGGTAAATTATATAAATTAATACCAGGTGTAGTTAGTCCTCTTGTTTCAGAGAAGCTGTCAATTACCTCTACCAAGCCTTTTAGAATATCTGCATATTCACTACCAGATACACGAGCATTTTGCTTTATGATCCAGCTGTTATATTGATAAAAATAATCTTCAAATATGTCTAGTTGAGCTTGTTTTGCATATAAGTTAAAATCACTAGGAGTTATATATCCGTAATTGTTTTTATTTGCAATTGACAAGACCGTTGCTCTTACCGTGTTAATCATTTCAAATTGTTATTTAAACAAAGATACGAAAAAAAAAAGAGGCTTCATTTTATTGAAGCCTCCCTATAATTTAGTTAGTTTACTATTCGTCTACCTTTTTCAACCTATTGCTTAACAGGGTAAAAACTTGATGACCTTCATCACTTTGGAAGAATGATGCCAATATAAATAATGGGTCTTCTCCATAAGGAACGGTTAGTAATTTCTTTTTATTTTGTTTTAAATTATAATAAACGTCTTTTTCGTTTTTCATTATAATTAAATTGTTAGACAAAAATTGAGAACACTTGTTTTGCATAATCAATAATGGATCATTAAGAGACTCCAAGAAATCTTGAGGGTATCTTTTTGCAAATAACCTAATATCTCTTTTAAGCTCCGAAGAACTTAATTTGTCTACATTTAAACCTATAACCACTCTACCTATTGTCTCCATTAATTCAAGACTTAAATCTTTTGCAGAAACCTGAGCTTCTAATTCATAGTCTAAATACTCAACATCAACATTAGCGTCTACCTCTTTATCAACCTCAATAAATAAATGTTTATTAGAAGGATGTAATGATAGAAACTCTTGTAGTACAGGATTTGTTTTTGGCACAAAAAGAAAACCATCTTCAAACACAATTGGTTCTAGAATAGCATTTCCATCTTGCTCATCCTCAAAAGGACTTTTCTGGTTTCTTGCATAGCGCAAAGGTCTATTGATACCTTGTTCTTCGTCAAAATACATTAACGGTGATCTTCTGCTATTTCTAGCTGGAATCATAAGGCTTAAAGGAGCAATATCTCCTGTTAGTTTGTATGTTTTGTCTTTTAAGACAGTCTTTTTTAATTTGTTCATTTGATTTAATTTAAAGTTTATAAAGTAATAATTACCCCCGTGATAAAACGAGGGTAAAAATTACAAATTGTTACTCTTATTGTTTGAATAAGAAAAAGTTATTAGCACCTAAAGTACATAAAGCTCTTTCTGATAAGAAGTTTACTTCCATTGCATCTAAGCTAGAAGTAGCTGCTCCACCTGCAGAACCTGTAATCCAAGTTTTATAACGTCTGTCTTCAGTTTCTGAAGCTCTATATCTTACGTGTAAGAATGGTCTCTTAGCGTTTTTACCAAGTACTTGGTCATAAACTGTAGTTGAACCAGCTGGTACTAAAATACCGTTGATTTTTCCACCTTCTAATCCACCTCTCATTGTAGGATCGTTTAAGTATTTCCAGTCAGACTTGTAAAAGTCATATCCTCTACGGAATCCTGTAAATCCTAAGTTCAATGCCATATCCTTATCATTGTCAAAAAGACCATAAGAAGTACCATTTGCACCATAAGAATTTTGAGAAGCTAACATATCGTCAATATCAAAACCGAATTCTCTGTTTAAGAAAATAACATTTTCTTCAATAGATCCCTGCTTATCCAATCTTTGGATAATAGAATCAAATTCAGCTAAAGTACTTGGGTTTCCACCTGACCATACATTACCTCTGTTGTTTACTACATAGAATAAACCTTCAGATCCTTTGTTACCTACTCCTGAAGCTACACCTGCTGCAATTGCTGCAACACCACCTCCTGCTGCTGCTGGAACTGCTTCCACCATAGCTGTTTCTAAGTAATCTTCAAAACGTAATCTTGTTTCGTGTTCAGACTTTAAGTACCATAGGTATCCATTTGCTCCGTTTTCTGTAGTTACTTCAATCCATCCAATTTGAGCCATATCAGAACCAGATACTGCGTAACGGTCTTTAATGATAATTGGTGAGTTACTAAAGATAACATCATCAGCTTCTAATTGACCTTGCATACCGTTTGAACCTTTTTGGAATTCAGAACCATATACAAATAAAGAAGTAACAACTGCTGCCGCTACTGCTTGTCCACCTGCTTCATAATAAGCTACGGTAACAGCTGCGTTAGCTGTATCTACTGCTGTAATTAAAGCTTTGTTAGTTAAAACTGAAGCTCCTGTATTGTCAGAAATCATAATTGTCTGACCTACTCTTAATGCAATTGTACCTCCACCTGGAACTAGTGTGTCATTAATAGTTAATACCGCTGTATTCGCTGCTGCTGCTGCTGCTGAAGTTACGTTGGTATACTTAGTGTGTAATCTTCCTTGTTCTGCCCATTTGATAAGGTCAGAGTTAGAAGGCATTTCAGCACCTACCATTCTCAAGAATGATGCTACTGATCTGTTTCCATATCTTTCAAATTCTTTCTCGTAAGTATCTGGTAAATACTGATTTAAGAAATCAAAATTTGTGATATAATTTGTTTGTAATACTACCTGCTCTGCACTAGGTTGTAGTGCGAAAGTAGGGCTTGCTGCTACTTGTCCTGCCATTTTTAAAATTTTTAATTGTTAATTATTTTTATTTCTACTTCTTATTCTTAAACCTCTTCCTGAGTCTTCACTAACTGCTCGCGCTTGAAATCCCTTTTGTGGAGCTGATTGAGGTGTTTGCCTCAAATTCATATTGATGTTTTTACTTTTCTTAGAAACATCTCCTATGGCATCAGCCTTTCCTTGCTCATAAAAATACTGAGCTAGTTTATCTGGGTTCATTGCTGCATTTAATGCTTTGTGCCAACCTTTTGCGTCATTAACTAAACCATCTTCACCTAAGTACTGATCTATAAAGCTCTGTACATTTAGTTGTTTTGACTTAATTTCATTTGCATCTCCAGAAGAATAAATTACATTTTTATCTCCTACTGCGAACTCAAAACCTTTGAACTCAGAGTTAAAAACGTCTTCTGTTTTTTTCTGAAAATATTCAGACTTTCTTTTGTTGGCATCTACTTCAGTTCGAGCCTCTTGAACGTAATCCTTGTAAGCGTTAAACTCTTTAAGTTGATCTTCCGAAAACGAACCCCCGCTTGACTCAAGAGGAGTTTTATATGTATCCGATAGCTTACTTAAATATTTTTTAGCTATTGCAAGTTCTCTTTTTTTAGAGATATTTTTTTTCTTAATATCTCTCTCTTCATCTACATCTTCATCGTAACCAAATTTATCTTCCATTAGATATTCAATATCTTCGGAATCTAAATCAGATTCAGTTAAAGAATAATATTCCGCTAGTACTTCATTGTCATTTAAATTATCATAGCTTTTATTTGCTTTAATAAAATCTTCAAACCCTCTACCAGTTTCTTTTTTAAACTCTAAATATTTTGACACCTCATCAGGTAATGCTTCATTTTCTTTTTTTTCTGAAAATAATTCATCTACTGAAGAAATATCTTTATTATATCTTTTCTTAATATAAGAAAGAACGTCTTCGTCTTTTAACTCAGGTAATGAAACATCTTCATCTACCTCTTGAGTGGTATTAACAACATTAGTTTCTGGAACCTCAATTACTGGTGTTTCAGATTTTGTTTCGTTAAAGTCAGAAACTTTTAAACTCTCTTCGTGTTTATCTAAAAGATCTTGTTCAACTTCTTGTGTGGATTTTGCCTCTAAGGGCGTAACCTCTTTTACTTTTGTGAATTCCATTTGATTTAATTTTTACAAAGTTAGTATTAATTTAATTACATTTTTATAGCATATCATCTTGGCTCAAACTCCGCTAAATCAAAACCATCTAAACTATCTTCTTTTGATTCAAAAGTTACTGGAGCTAAATTATTTTTACGTTGTTGAATTAATTTTGACTGCTCTGTGTTTGCTTGACTTATTCTATCTGCCTTAGCAGTTTCTCTCTGACCCTCTCTTTGAGACATAGCATCCATCTCAACACCTTTTAATTTCATTTGAAGATCAAATTCTAATTTCATAAGCTCAGCCT